GTCAATTACACGAACATCTACGCCAGGCTCAAAGGCATCGGCTTCAGTTACAAGTACACGCCCATCGTCAATTTTGACTTCGGCGTAGAGATTTGTTTTTGGTAATCCCATAATCTCACGGATTTTTTGAATAGTGTTCATTTGTGTATAGCTTTACAAGGATAAAAACAGTTATTTGAATTACGTTTATTTTATACCTTCTCTAATTTATAGTTTGCGGTGTATAGCATAACCCCGTTGAGTTTTACTTCTTCATATCCCGATACATCGTGAAACATCTGCCCCCATAGTTCAGCCGTTCTTTTGCTATCAAAAAGGGGTTTATCGTTTAAAAATGAACTGGGTTGTAACTCGTCTAAGATTATTGCTTTTAACTTCTCTAAAATCTCTTTATCTTCAGGGCAGTTTTTACATAGCTTTCCTTTCATCATCTCAACCAACCTATCAGTAAAATATCCTTCCACCGAGAAACCACGAACGTCCTTTGATTTTACCTTTTCCCAAATGTCTGCGTTGTTTACTTTTACGGATAGCATCCAACTTCCTACGGGTAAGTCAAATCCATATAAAGCAGCCTTATCTTTTTTCTTGTCTTCTATCAACCACGATTCTACTACCGTTACCCCATCTATCTTAGATTGGTGTTCTAAGGTGCTTTCGTTGGTTCGTGCTTCTTGCATAAATAACTCCATCGCATGGCGTACCGTTTCCTTTGAAAAGAACACATCGTATTCTTCATCGTCTTCGTCTAACCGCATAATCAATTTATCAGGGATCAATGCAGGACCTATAAGCATCCGCTTTTCATCATCGGTAGCAAACTGCATCTTCTTGTCTTGGGTTGCACTTAGGTACACCCAATTTTGTTCTATAGCAGGAAACCTCACAAGGCTTACCGCTTCGATTCCAGTAAGCTCGTCTTCGTCTATTAACAACTCTACTTGTTTTCTCATAATGGTAAAAATGTAAATTCTATTTGCGTTTATTTATAGAGATGCCATCGCTTTTAATTGAGCTGCTAAAGCACTTTCGTCGGCTAACTGACTTTGCACTACAAAGGCTTTAACGGGCGGCATAGCTTCTTGAACTTGGGTTACCCCTTCTATGTTGGGTGTTAGTCCTAATTGAACTCCGGCACTACTACCCCCTCTCCCCGAAGATGTACCTACTGCACCCGAAGATGCACCTGCTTGGTTCATTACACCTTTTATCTGAGCGAAAGAACTTAGCACCATACCTATTAAAGAAGCTGTAAACCCAGGAACTGCAAACATTCCTGCTGGTTGTGGTAAAGATGCTGCTGCTGCTATAGCTGTTCTTATAGCTGCTGACATCGCTATTCCTTGATTAACTAAGATTTGAGATATGGCTAATCTTTTTTGTCCTTCTTCGGTTTTAGCCATAGCGTTAAGAGCTTGAAGTCCTGCTTGGACTAAACCCATATTTGCCGCTTTAACAGCTTGTGCGGTTGCTTCTGCGGCTTCTATTTCGGCAGCGTCATATTTATCAGTTATAGCTTGTCGTTCTCTATCTAATTTTTCATGCAGTTTATTTGCGTCTTCCCCTGCGGTAAGATTTGCCATAAGTAAGGCTGCCGCTTTTTTATCAAATGCTTCTATTTCTAATTCTTCTTCAGTCTTTAAATAATCCCTTAAAGATTGTTCCGCGTTAAATTGATGTCCTTCTTTTTCAGCACGTATTTTTGCTTCAACTTCTGCGGTTGCTTCTAAAGCATCTTGTTTTTCTTTTTCTGCTGCAACCATAGCATCAGCCTCCGCTTGGGCTGCGGCAGCCGATTGTTGGCGTATGATATTCAACTTGTTATTTAAAGTTGTTTGCATCTCAGCCGATTCTGTTCTGATATTTATTAGGGTTACTTCTAATGCCGCAAGGTTGTCTAAGTCTTCTTCGCTTGTATCGCTTTGCGCTGCCCTTTCTAAAGCTATGTCGTATTCTTCTTGTGCGTTTCTTTGACGCTCTGCCATTAACTCCCTTTCAATATCTATTGCCTTTTGAGCCGCTTCTAATCTATCTTCTAAAGACCTTGTAACGTCTTCAGCAATCATATTGTATTCCTTAATCTGCGCCCTCCCTTCTGCGAAAGCTACCGACATGTCCCTTTGAGAAGTTCGAAGTGCTTGTGTTCTTCTTTCTAATTCTATCGCTTTGTCTATCGCGTCTTGCATAGAGCCAGGCAACTTGTCTATTTCTTCGCGGTAAGACTTTGCTGCTGCCGTATGTCCTTTAGTAAATAGAGTAACTAAATAAGTTCCCGCAGCTTGAAAGTATCCCGTAACCCTTTCCACTACCGCACCCATAGCCGCCATAACGACCTTAAGTTGGTTTGCTCCCTTTCGCGTAGAAACGAAAGCACTAACCAAAGCCACAACCCCAAGAACCAAAGCACCAACTCCCGTAGCTATGATGGCGGTTCGGGTTAGTTTTAATCCTTTTACAAAAGACTTAATACCTGTCGTAGCACTTCGAAAAGCCGTAACAGCCCCACCCGTCATTTTATCAAGACCAGTAGCTACCCCATCAAAAGAAGAGCCTAAACCCTTAGTTGTTTCGTCAACTTTGTTTAAGTCAGAAGTTACCTTTTCCGTTCCTGTAATCCTTACACCTACATCTATTCTTTCAGCCATTGTTTCTTGCTTTTATTCCTTGTCTAACTTTCTTCCAAAAACCACGCAATCCCGTGTACTGATAATACCCGTAAAGGATTAAAGAGTAGTTGTCTTGTATCATTTCCTTTTCTTGTGCGAGTTTTAAAGTGTAGGGCATCGACTTTCCTACATTGTCTATGTATTGTTTCATTTTATACCGTAACCGTTTTTGTGTAACTAAAATCTACATACGTAACTTCGCAGTCTAAGTGCCATGCGATAACACTTTTAGCAGGTCCTGTACATTGTATGTCTACACCTCTATTTCCCGCAAATCCTGTCTTACCTGCTGAACCCACCATGCTTACAGTTCGCGTTCCCGCGTCTGTGTCTGCCTCTTGAAAATCTACTTGCTCAGAACCCCCCACTACGCTAATTGTTCCCCCCACATTCTTGACTAAAAAAGTCCACACTTGAAAAGCCGAAGAACCATAAGACCCACTTCCTCCACTTAGTACGTGAGTTTGAACGGTCAACGCCCTAACAATAAACCGAGCCATAGTGTCTAAAGGGATTTGTAAAGCTGACGTTTCCCCCGTTACTCCATTTGGGGTAGCAGTCTTTACTGTAGTGTGATTTGTTTGAGCATAGTAAACAAAGGTTTTATTTACCGAGTTCGCTATACTTGCTACATTTTGCCCACGTGTAGAATGCTCCCCTAAGACGGGATTAATATTACCGACGCCCCCACGTTTTCGGGTATGAAAACCGCCCACTCCTTTCAAGTCACTTACACCTCCTATTGTGTCATCATTTGGAATGCCGTGTGGATTCCAGCCGCCAAGTCCAGTAGTAGGATCACCACCGCCACCTCCACCTCCACCGTAGTTCCAAAAGCATTCCGTTCCATCCCAAAAGTAATTATAGTCGTTACAACATACTTCGCTTTGTACTACTGCCCCCGTTTGGTCATTTTGAAACTGTACTATCCCACTCGATAATAACGCGACAGGAGAAGCTACACAATCAGAAAAATTATCTACTATCTGCAAAGCTCCAATAGAAAACACTTTCTTTAGTAGTTGAACCTTAGTTGGCACATTTGTATTTGGTTGGTAGTTCTGAATTTTTAGAACTCGATACGCGGTATCTTCTATTACTACTTCATCGTTGAATTGGAAGTTGTGAATATCGGATGCGGTAAGGTATAAGGAACAATCGAGAACTCGTGCATCGGTATCATAGTATGAAGCAAGAAACTGCTGCCATACCGCTTAAAATACCCCTCAGAACTTGGAGTAGTTCCATATATTACCCCACCCCATGAATTGGGGGTTTGAAACTGCCACGATAACATCGGGGAATCTACTGCCATTTGCGCCCCTGCATTATAGTAAGGTAAACAAAGGGGGTAACTATATGTAATAGTTGCACCGATGTAAATTCTATCGTCAGGGGATAATGCTTCTAATCCGTTATGATAAAAAAGTTTTGGTTTACAACTTGCCAAAGGTCCTTCCGTTCCGTAAGAATAGCTTTGATGGATAACTAAATTGGGTGCATCAGAAGTTGCGCCGAAATTATCCTGTCTTGGTACTGGGTTAACGTGGAAGGGTGAAAAAATAGGGTTGTTTTCTAAGTTCCCCGAAATAAAATCCCCGTTAATTTTTTGCTCAAAATTACCGAATACAGAACCGTAAGTGTTTTGGTTCGATAGATTTCTATTATCATCATCCTCTAAATCCGAAAACCTGATAAACTGCTTTTTAAATTTCGTAGTTGGGGAAATAATGCGTTCTTGTGAAAGGTCTAATTTTTGTGTCCAATCTTTTCTTTCTCCTAAACTTATGTAATCGCTCCACGGCATAACCGTAAGATTCTTGTTATTGGTTTCATCAGCTACAATTGCTAAATTAAACCTTTCAATAATATCCGTTAAGAAATCCTTTTGCGATATGTCGGGCATATTTGCAGGGGTATCACATACTCCCGCTAAAGAAGACGCACCAACTATTGTGCAATATGTTCCAACGGCTAACAGATTAACGCTATACCCAGTTGTTGTGTAGGCTAAAGCCTTAACGTCAAGCGTTTCTCCCGCGACACCTGTAACGTTAAAGAGTAAAGTGTGGGTAGAGATAATCGCAGACCCTCCATTGTTTCCCGCTAAATCAATATTAGGGGAAAGAAAGGTTGAAGCAGACCCTAAAGAACCTTCTACAGCTAATTTAACCGTTGCTCCATTGGTTAGGGAAGCAGGACCAGTATCAAAGGTCGCGGTAAATACACCGTTATAAACGCCCGTATATGGAAAGACAAAAGTTCCCGTGACATTCCAATCATCGTTGACATCATATAAAGAAGGCGGGTTGCTTGAAGCCCCCGCACCCGATTGAGTAGGAAATAGAATAGATTGCCATGTATTTAAGCCTACCCCTAAACCTCCCCACGTTTGGATGTTTGTAGATGCGGTGTTGGCTACTTGGCTTTGGTGTAAGGTTGTTGTAGCCATACTTTCCCGATCCGTTCCTAACGTCATATAAGCTTTTGTAAAAGCATCACTTGTTAGGAAGGCGTTAGAAGTTAGCGTAAACCCTGCTACGTTTATTATCTTCTCAAATAACGCCTTCAATTGGATAGCGGGTTTTAAGTCTTGGGGTTGTAGAAAATTACTTTCAGCTAACCCTTGATTTAAAAAACCGTTATTTTCTAACCAAATAAAATTATAATCACCGACATTTCCGTAGTCTATAATAGGAAAGATTATGATACCATTACCCACGCCCCCTTGTGTTACGTCATTCGATAATGTCCAAGAGTCGATAACGTTAGCATCACTGACATTTACGTTATAAGACGTATCTAATACGCCATCATCATTAAAAGCGTCTATTAGTTTCTTCTCTTGTATCGCACGAAATAAACTCGCCTCATTCCCTAAGACGGCTATCTGATAAATCTGTTGTTCTAAGGAGCAACTAATAAGCTGAAGTGTCCCGCTAATAACAGGAACGCCGTCAACGTGAATACCGCAGTTTGTTTTGATGTCAGCATCAAATCCCGATTGGGAAGATGCACCTAAAGCTACATCCGTTTGGACATTGATATTGTAAAACTGACGAAAAAACTTATTGTTAGAAGAAGAAAAAGGAAGATTGAAAGATTGTGAATAAGGGCTATTCCTTCCAACTAAATCACCCGCTTTTCCTACTTCGTAATTTAAAGAAACCGACCCCGCGTTTTCAATATCTAAAAGGTATTGTTTATTGTTTCTTTGGTCGTAGGCAAATAGTTCTATCATCGTACCGTTGGTCTTTGTTTACCATATTCAAAAGATACTTGGTATGTAAACGCTCCCCCTTCGTTCAGGTTATTTTTACGTATCCAATTTTTATCCGTTAAAGTTATCGGGATAGCTGACCCGTCATAGTTAAGCAGTTGCACTTTTGGGGATAGCCAAAGGTTCTCTAAAAAAGCAACTTCGTCTTCGTTAAACAAATCCGTATTAGCTACCATCGTTTGCCGTGCTTCTATCTGAGTTGTAGTTACCCCACCTTCATCACCACGATAAGCAAATTGAACGCTTGTATTTGCCGTTTCCCAATTCCCTGATACTTGGTCAAAGGTCTTGCGTTCTATATTGCTTGTGCTTCTCTGATGCTTTAAAGCGAACGCCTGGTAATCCCAAGCACCCAAAGAGTTCTGCCATGCTAAAGTTACATAGTTGTATTTGTTTGATCCGTTAAGGTTTCTATAAATACATGAAGCGGGTTTAACCGTAAAGCGATAGCATAGCGAAGCCATATTAGCAGTCGTTGCATTTGCAGGTAGAACACTACTATCCATAAAAAACACTTCGTAGTATGCTACGGTTCCCGCGTTAAAGTGTGTGGCAAATCCTGCATCTATTGTTTGAGCNGTTAANTTNCNTGGTCCTATTCCTACGTATTGCAACCTTTCAAAGTCTTGGTCTGAATCAGCAGGAGCAGTTCCCCCGCTTGTTCCTGCAATAAACCAATTAGCATCGAGGACTGAATCGCTTGAATCAAATAACGATACAAAGCAATTAACCGCATCCGAAGCTACTGGGGAAGTGTCGTCCATAAGAACCCCTAAAGTGCGCCACTCAAAATTCGTTACGTCTTGATTTATTACACTAACATCAGATGCTGAAGTAGAAGTGTATTCGGTAGTAATTTGTCTATCGCTTAAAATCTTTTTAGTAGAATCGTTAGGGCAAAAGTCTAAAAGGTAATTGTTTCCTGCGGATACGTAGTTACCACCTTCATCCCAAGTAGGAATCATTTGCATCCCNGCACTCATAACACAACTAATATAGTTGTCAATAACTCCAGGCATATCAAGATATTCAGTTGGTGCGGTAGTGGCAGTAGTGGAATATTCTTGCCCGAAGTTTACTTTAATTTTTCGGTAGTTTGTACCGTCATTATTTACCCAAATTTTAGTCGTTGAGTTAGAACCTACAGTATGGATCGTATCGTTCACAAACCCTGCTGCCGAAGTAGAAGAATCACCCGTGGTTATAGCAACGTAATCCGCTATGATTTTATCTACTCTAAACACTCCCGCCCCCGCTCCATTTGGTTCGATTTTAATACGTGCTTGTAAAGTATAGGCATAGGGTGAGGATGTATTCTCTACGTAAATATCCGCTATGTATTTAAACTTAAAAAAAGTTCCCCCTGCTTGTTCCGTAGATGTTACTACAAAAGTTATAGGTTCAAATGCCCCGTGTACATATGCCGTACTTGGACCATATTCTTTTGTCATACTCATTTCGCTGTGATATTTTTATTTAGTGTTAAACTCTCTTTTATTGCGTTGGCTATGTCTTCCCCTATCGCTAACCCTAACCATTTCATCGCTTTCGGTTTAAGGCGTTTTAAGGTGTCCGAAATAAAGAAGGTAGGCTTTAACCCTCTATGCCAAATTGCGTTTGAAATAAGGTACACTAAAGACTTGCGTGGGGTGAATCTACCTTGTGCGTCTCGTGTGCCTTGTATGCCCTTTTGAATAACCCACTTATCAATCCCACCTCGTAGGCCTCGCGTTTTATTTGCACCAAATTTAAAAGGCGATTCGGACTGCCGTGCGAAGATGTTTCTACTTGCCCCTTGTACTCCCTTATCTACGAACTCCCAGTAATCAACTTGAGGGGTTATGTTTACATAATATTCGTTTGCATCTTCTCCTACAATTACGGGGATAGATTCATACAACGCACCCGTGTTTACTTTGCCTTGCATACGTAAAGAAATACGTGCGTTCTTACGCCACATCTTACCTATCTTTTCAAGTGTCTTGTTTAGGTTAGTCATTGGGTATGTCTTACCCCCTATTTCTATCGTAGGTTTAGACATACGGTGCTATGCATAAGTCGTTAGAATTAGACACCTCAATAGAAAACGAACCACTCCATCCCGTAAGCTCGTTATCAAAACGTGCCGTAAAAGGTGTACACGTAGCAGGTAAATCAAACTTGTAGTCGTTATCTACCGTTGTGTTGGTATTGGCTAACGATTGAATAAACTGGTCTAACACATCGTGAAGCAGTTGAAGGGTATCTGAATACACTTGCGTTCTATTTGTTAGGTTGGGCAGGATCATATCTGCTACTAATAATTCGATGTCATACGTTAGCGTTCCGTTATCTATCGTTACCCCCATTATCTCGCAGTACAAAAGCGGATAATCGGGTTGTCCGAGTTTCGCAATATCAACTTGGTCTAAAGGTCCTGCGTGAAACGATTGAAGTATTAAATGG